TTTGTGTCTAACCTACCTACGCTATAGAATGCAGATATGGCTTACATTCCACTACAAATTCCTCCAGGCGTATACAAAAACGGGACTGAATATCAGTCTAAAGGCCGTTGGAATAGCGCAAATCTAGTACGTTGGTACGAAAACACTATACGTCCAGTAGGTGGTTGGAGGAAGCGTTCTGCTAGTCAAATGACGGGTTTGGCTCGTGGTCTTATTAATTGGCGTGATAACTCGAATAACAGACGTATCGGAATTGGTACGCATTCAAAGTTATACGCAATGAATGAGGCAGGTACTCTTACAGACATAACCCCTGCAACATTTACTGTTGGCAATGCAGATGCCGTATTGAAGCTTGGCTATGGCTATGGATTTTATGGAACATCTGCTTATGGTGTTGCCAGGCCAGACTTAGGAACATATTCACCTGCTACAACATGGAGTTTGGATACCTTTGGTGAGTATCTAGTTGCTTGTTCATCTTCAGATGGAAAACTTCTTGAGTGGCAGTTAAATACCGCCAATGATGCAGTTGCAATTACCAACGCACCAACTAGCTGTACAGGTTTAATTGTTACTCAAGAGCGATTCTTATTTGCATTGGGTGCAGGTGGTAATCCTCGTAAAGTTCAATGGTGTGACCAAGAAAACAATACAACGTGGACTCCTGCCGCTACTAACCAAGCTGGTGACTTTGAGCTAACCACTATTGGTTCTTTGATGTGTGCTAAACGCATTCGTGGCGCTACCATTTTGTTTACCGATGTTGATGTACATACTGCCACCTACATTGGCCCACCATTCATTTATGGTTTTGAGCGCATTGGTAGTGGTTGCGGTGTTATCTCTAAGCAAGCAGTAGCTGCAACTGATAATGCCTGTATTTGGATGTCTGGATCAGGATTCTGGATATACGATGGTTTTGTTAAGCCACTAAATTCTGATGTTTCTGACTATGTGTTTAGCAACATGAATGTTACTCAGTCATCAAAAGTTTATTGCGTACACAACTCAACATTTGGTGAAATTTGGTGGTTTTACCCAAGTTCTGCTTCAAACGAAATAGATTCATACGTTTCTTACAATTATCGTGAGAATCATTGGGCTATTGGTACGTTAGCACGTACGTGTGGGACAGATCGTGGCATCTTTAATACCCCAATTATGGTGTCCACAGACGGGTACGTCTATGAGCATGAGGTTGGCTTTGCTTATGATGGTCAAACATTATTTGCTGAGTCAGGACCAGTAGAACTAGGCAATGGAGATAGAACTATGAGTCTCACAGGATTAGTTCCTGATGAAAAGACTCTTGGCGATGTTCAGGTTCGGTTTAGCACTAAGTTTTATCCTAATTCAACAGAATATAACTACGGCCCATATTCAATGGCTAATCCTACTTCTGTTCGTATAAATGGTAGGCAAATAGCCGCCAAGATTGAGGGAGTTAGATTAACTGATTGGCGAGTAGGAACCATTAGATTTGATGGAAAATTAGGCAGTCAGCGTTAAATATATTATGATTGAACATGATTCTCAAGATTGGCGTGAATTAAGAAATGCCAAACTGTTAGAATGGTTTGGTGGCAACCAGAGTGCTGTAGACTTTTTAGTCGCTTTATCAAGTATCGCTGAGTTATGGGATGACTTAGTAGATAAAGATAAAGAGCTTAGTCGCAAAGAGATAGATGCTGTCTTTTGGAACGCTTTGGTGACGCTACCTACAAATGAGTTCTTCAATGCTAATAGGGCGTTTTTAATGCCGTTAGTCATTCAGAGTATAAATGCTTGGCAAGACTCTGTAGAACTTGAAAGTGGTAATACCAATGACAGAGCTTATGCGCTCACATTGCGTATTATTTCATTACAAATAGCACCAATGATAGTCTTATTGCTTAGAGGACAAGAGGCAATGAGAGATGTTAGTACGGAAATGTGGCGATATTTTACGTCACATGATGATGCAATTAAATGGATACAAGGGGAATAATATGTCTCTAGGCGGCTCAAGCGAAAGTCAACAGCAGTTAGATCCTGCAATGCGTGATGCGTTTTTGCAGAACGTAACAAGGGCACAAGGTGTAGCATCTGGATTAGACGCCCGTCAATTTGCAGGGTTTACGCCTGAACAAAATCGGGCCATGCAGAATATTAACCAGTTTGCTGCTCCAGGTAGTGAAGGCTTTGATGCGTTAAGAGGTGCTTATGGTGTGGCAAATACAGCCGCAAACTATGACCCTCAACAGGTAGCATCTCGTGATGTTACCGCTAACTTAAGTAGTGCTGCACAATTAGGCCGTGGAGCAGTTCGTGATGTCGCCGCTGAACGTATTGTTGCAGAACGAATTGCGGCAGCGCAAGCCGCCCGTAGTGGCGCTAGAGATGTATCTTCCACAGGTGTTACGGGTCAGCAAGTTGCTCAAGAGGCATTAGGTGCAATTGCTCCCCAAGCCCGTGCAAACATTCGTGATATTGCTGCTGGCTCATTTTTAAACCAGAATATGCAACAGTATATGAATCCATATACTCAAGCAGTTACCCAACAAGGTTTGACAGAATTAGAGCGTTCACGCCAGTTACAGCAACAACAGACTGCGGCACAAGCTACTGCGGCAAGGGCTTTTGGTGGATCTCGACAAGGTGTAGCAGAAGCAGAAACAAATCGTGCATTTGGAGAAACTGCCCAGAAGTTTATTGCCCAACAAAATGCCGCTGCTTATGATGCTGCACAACGTGCTTCTGAAGCAGATCTTGCTCGTCAGATGCAAGCTCAACAACTTAATCAAGCACAAGATTTGGCGACAACTCAACAGTCTTTGCAGTTGGCAGGACAGTTTGGTTTGGCTAATCAAGATGCGGCTTTACGTGCGGCTTTGGCTAACCAAGGTGTTGATGTTCAATATGGTTTAACAAATGCTCAACTTCAACAACAAGCGGCATTGGCAAATCAAGCAACTAGTTTAGCCGCAGCACAAGCAAATCAAGATGCCATGTTAAAAGCGGCATTAGCCAATCAAGGTTATGACTTTAATGTTGGTCAGCTTAATACGCAAAATCAACAGCAAACAAGCCTTGCTAATCAAGCGGCACAAAATCAAATTGCCCAACAGAATGCACAAAATTTCTTGCAAGCTAACTTGGCTAATCAAGGTGCAGGATTAACTGCAAATCAGCAAAGCATAGCCGCTGCCAATCAAATGGCAGGTGCTGGAACCGCATTTACAAGTTCTGGTATTGCGGCAAACCAAGCATTGGCAGAACAAGCTGCATTGCGTCAAGGGTTATCACAAGCCCAGTTGGATGCCATCCGCAATCTGCCATTGGAGCAACAACAGATTATCAATCAGTCATTGGGTATCAATGTTGGTGGTGGTTCTGGTGTGCAATCAAGCTCTTCATCAGGCCAAGGTTTATTTGGTCTATTCAGATAAGGAATTTATATGTTTAATATTGGATTGTTATCTGATGCTTCATTGACGGGCTTGTCTGATGCTGACAAAGAATCAATGCAAAAGCAAGCCACTCAACAGTTCTTGTTGGGTAGTTTGTTAAGTGGTGATCCTGGTGTTGGCTTTAAGTCGGCATCAGAGATTCCTGCTACTGCAATCTCAATGCAAGATATGTTGCGTAAGAGTCAATTGGCTCAAGCAGATCAAGCGGCTTTAGAGGGCTTTCGAGCCAAGTACACTCCTACTAGATTCCAAGAAGCAAACCCTGCTTACATGGGTCCTGTTATGCCAGAACAATTGGCACAACAAGAGCAAATTAAAGCCGCAAGAGCGCAAGGTTTGCCATTCAATATACAGAATGCTTTACAAGATATTCTTGCCTTGCCTAGTGCTTCACAAAGTGCAATGCTTGGAACAGTCAATGCCTTGAAACCTACAATTCAAGGAAATGTTGTATATAACTCTAATATGCAGCCAACATCAGTTGTTCCTACTGCTGACTTAAAATCTGGCTTGACTCTTGGCGGTACTGTTAGAGATGGAAATATAAACTTTCAAACCGCCCCACTTAGCGGATTCAGATCCGCTACAGCATTGAACACTTTGCCAGAACTATCTAAGGGTGAAGAGTATGTCTTTAATGCTCTTGCTCAACCAATAGGAGTTAGAAATGCTGAAGGAACAATAAGAGCGCTTCAAGAGCGTACTGTTGCTGAAGTAAGCGCACGTGAAGCCAATATTCCTCGCCCAAGCTTTACACAATCTGGTGCGCCAACATTTACTTATGCTACGCCTCCAGGTCTTGCGGGTGGTACTGTACAACCAGCAGGTGTTGCTCAACCCACAACAACACAACCAATAACTGGCCCTAGTACTGCTCAAACAACTTTGAATGCAGCATTTAAGCCAATTCTTGATGATGCTTACAAAGGTTATATTACAGCTAAAAAGACTGCACCAGTAATTGACCAATTACAAAATGCTTACAATCAGCCAGGTTTCGATACTGGTTCATTTACAAACGTCAGAACTCAACTAGGTAATGTGTTTAACAGTCTTGGTGTTTCTGGAGAGCGAAATAAACAATTCTTAACCAATGCTATTTCAGCCCGTCAGGGTATTAATGCTTTAACAGGCGAAAGTTTGGCTGAAGCAGTTGGAGCAATTTCCAACTTTGAGATTGGTTATTATGGTCAGCGTAATGCTCAAATTACAGATCCTAAAGAATCAACAAACTTTAACTTAGCTGTTTTGCGTGAAGCTAACAAACGCAAGCAAGACTTTTACAACTTTGTTTCTGATGCTAAAAACGCTGGTCCTGATGTTCTTTCTAAATGGGAAGCATCACCACAAGGTCAAAGGGGTATGTTTGAAGCGGCAGGATTGCGTAAGTATTTGCCTCAGTTCCAAGTTAATGCTGGTCCTGATAAAGGTAAAACAGCTTACCAATTGCCTAGTGGCGTTTATCGGGTTTATGACTAATGGCAACCAAAGAACAAGTTTACGAATTTGCTAGGCAAGAAGCCCAAAGGCAAGGCGTTCCTTATTCTTTTGTACAAAAAGTTATTCAAACAGAGTCTGATGGTGTATTTAACGCTATTGGGCCTAAAACAAAAACTGGTGATCGTGCGTATGGCCCTATGCAGTTAATGGGTGATACTTCCAAAGATCTCGGTGTTAATAGAATGGAATGGAAAGATAACATCCGAGGTGGTGTTAAATATCTAAAGCAATTAACACAGCAGTTTCAAGATCCTACATTGGTGGCTGCTGCTTATAACGCAGGTCCTGGAAATGTTGAAAAGTATGGTGGTGTTCCCCCATTCAAAGAAACGCAAAACTACGTTGAGAAAGTTGTAGGTACAAAAATGGCAACATCTAGAGATATTGATCCTTCTTTTATTGGTCAACTACCACAACAAGCTCCTAAACTTGATTTAAGAGGCATGGCTACTCAAGATCAAAATCTTGGATTTCGTGAAGTTGATCCATCAATGATTGGACAACCAGTTGTTCAACAAGCACCCGCACCCCAAGGTACTGCTTTTAATCGTTTGGGCAACCAAGCTGTAAATGAGATTGGTCGAACAATAAGATATGGCATGGAGGGCTTGGGAGGAGTTGCTGACATTGTTGGATCACCATTAAATATGTTGATTAATAGGGCTACTGGTAGTCAGCTTCAACCGCCTAGCCAAGCTATGTCAAACTTTGCAACTATGCTTGGTTTGCCACAACCAGAAACTGGTTTTCAAAAGGGCATTGCCAATGTTACACGTGCAGTAGCAGGTATTCCTGCAATGGGTGGTGTTGGTGGAATATTACAACAATCGCCTAATTTAACAGCACAAGTTGTTGGGCGTGGTTTAGCGGCTCAACCTATTGCTCAAGTAGCAGGTGCTACTGTTGGTACTGGTGCGGCTGAAACTTCTCGTAGTCTATTTGATATTCAAAACCCATTGGCATTGCTTGGCATTAACCTGTTGACAGGTCTACCTGCTGGTGCTGTTGCAGCACGTGCGGGGAATATTCCATCTGGCACACGTTATCGTGATCCAGTAACTGGTCAAATTATTGAATCTGCGGCTCAGAGAGGTGTAAATGTTGATGTCGGTGATGTAGGCGGCCCAGGTGCTGGCACTCTCACAAAATCTCGTCAATTTGGTTACACAACAGACCAAGCAAATCAAGCAAAATCAAATCAAGTAAAAAGTTTGATTGAGAGAACAACTGACAACTTGCGTCCTGCTGGAATGAAGGATGGCGGTGAGAAGAAGATTATTGCTGATGATTTGCGTCAACAATATAAGACTGCAAAAGACAATGTTAACCCTGAGTTTAAGCAAGCTGAACTATTGGCTGGTGATGACATTATCCCATTGCGTAATACCAATCAAGCAAAACTTGATGTTGTAAAGCAATTTCCATCTACTTCACAAACTCCAATTATTGAAAAAACAATAGAAAAATTAGATGCTCTAAGTCAAAGTGGTGGTGGTTCTTACAAAGAATTGCGTGATTTGCAATCTACAGTTTTTGCGGAGTTAGAGCGTGTTCGTAAAGGTGTAGTGCCTGGCTCATACAACGAAAAACAAGTTAACGCAATTAACCAGTTGTACAAGGGTATGGCTGACGATGTGGATGTATGGGCTGCACCTGCTATTGATGCTAATGGCGCTAAATTGTTTACACCTGCTGGCTTACAACACACTAAAGCTATAGAGCAATTTAAGCAGACTGTGTTGCCATTTCGTGAAGATACAAATATCTACAAACTTGTATCTAGCAGGTCAGGTACAAGTGATATTGACTTAGCGGCTCAAAAGTTTAACTTTGACACCAACCCTGCAACAGCAGAACTTGCTGTTAATTTGATGTCTCCTGTTGGTAAACAAGCGGCTCAATACTCTATTCTTAATGAGGCTAGAAACAGAGCTATCAACCCAGATGCGGCTACTGGATTTTCAGCACCTGCATTTACTAGGACTTTAAACCTTGGTAGACCAGATAGTCCTACACCACAACGTGTGGCATTTTCAAGCAACCCAGAATTGTTAGATGAAGTCAGCTTGTTGAGAGACATTGTTGATACAACCCGTGGCGCTATTACTCCAAAAGTTGCACCACAAACTGGTGCAGCATTGCTACCATTTGTAACAGGTGGTATTGGTGCTACAGCAGGGAATCAAGCGGCTCAAATGCTTGGCTTTGATAGTGCTATGGGGACGGGGTTTGGTGGCTTACTAGGTGCAAGTTTGGCTCCAGCTTCTGCAAATAGATTGGGAAATGTATTAGGTAGTCAAGGTGGGACTAGATTCTTACTTGGTGAGCAACTTCAAGGTGCTGGTGGAATGGGCGGTGCAATTGGTCAGGGCGTAAATGCTGCAACAACAAACCCAGAAAACTTCTTCCCTAACGCTAGTGGTTTGTTAGACTTTTTCAGGGACTAACATGAAAGATTGGACTGTAGCAATTATTGCGGCAGTCTGTATTACTTGCTTTGTCATCTTTTGTAGCTACATTATTGTTTGGGCGTACCCGTGAAATGGTTATTGGTGCTGTCTATGTTGTTTACATTGGTGGCATCAAGTAAAGACAAAACTGAATATCGTTGTGTTAGATGGGCATGGACAGGTGATGTTTACAACCGAAAAGTAGTATGCCTTGAGTGGCAAAAAGTTGATAAAAAATGATTGATCCAATCACGGC